CCCGAATTCGGCGTCGAGAAAACGCTAGTTTCAATGGTGTTTTAGGGGGGTGATACTGATTTTTTAGAGTTATTTTGCTATGTATTTCAATGCAAAAATGCATAAACATTCGAAATACTCTCGGTTTTTACACACGTAAAACCATGATTTATAAGTAAAAAATAAACGTAAATAAGGGAGTATTTAGGTAATCAGGTGTTTTTGCTGGCGGTTTTTGTGTCTGAGTGTGGTTTTTTCGGTTGTTTTGCAAGATGTTGCATTCGCCTGCCACTTTTATGCAAAAAACATTGACGGCACATTGACGGTGCCATGTTCACCTTCACCGTCAAAACCGATGCCGCCGGGAAAGCCCTGAAAGAATTTCGGGCCATGCTGCCTTATGTGGCCGCCAACACGCTGACCGAGCTGGGCCGCGCCACGCAAGACCGCATGCCCACCGAGCTGCAGCGCCGCTTTGACCGGCCAACGCCGTACACCATGCGATCGGTCAAGGTTGAATTTGCCAACAAGACAAAGCTGCGCAGCGTGGTTGGCTTCCCAGCGTCTGAGGAAGCCAGCGGTAAAGGCAAAAACGAATTCATTCGCCCAGGCGCATTGGGCACCAGCAGCCGTCGCCAAAAACGCTCGGAATTCATGCTGACGCAAAAGGGCTTTTTGCCAGCAGGTTGGGTAACCGTTCCTGGCAGCTACGCAAAGCGCAGCCTGCTTGATGCACACGGGAACATTCCCGGCAGCATTTACAAGCAGATGGTCAACATCTTGCAAATCAAAAGAGGTGGAAAAGCCATAAACAAAGCCAGCCAGCGCCGGGCCGCATCGCTTGGCGTGCAAACTGAGTTTTTTGCCGTTGCGCCTGGCACCAACAAGCTCGGCAAAAACGGCGGATACCTGCCCGCAGGCGTGTACCGCCGCACCCGCAAAGGCCTGCAGCAATACCTGCTGTTTGTCAAACGCGCCAGTTACGAAAAGCGCATCGACATGCGCCAGGTCGGCATCGACACCGCCCAGCAAAAAGGCCGCGCCATCGTGCAGGCCGTGTTCCGCGACGTGCAGCAAAAATTTGCCGCCTACGCATCCAAAAGGGCAGGGCGGTGAACCTCAACACCACCTGCACCCAGGCCCAGTTTGGCGAGCTGGTCGGCATAGGCCAGCCAGCCGTCAGCGACCTCATGGCCCGCGACGTGCTCACCGCCGGGCAAACCGCTGGCCAGTGGCTGCAAGCCTACTGCGCCCACCTGCGCGAAATGGCCGCAGGCCGTGGCATGGACGGCGAGCTGGCCTACCAGCGTGCAGAGCTGGCCCGCGTCAGCCGTGAGCGTGCCGAAATCAAACTCAAAGTCGAACGGGCCGAATTCGCGCCCGTCGCCCTCATTGAACAAGTGCTGGCCAGCATCGGCCGCAGCGTCGCCGGTCTGCTGGAGCCCTTGCCCGCCCACCTGCACAAGCTGTGCCCAGCACTCACCCCTGACGACGTGCGCCACATCCAGGCCGAAATTGCCAAAGCCTGCGACATAGCCGCCGCCGCCTCCCTGGCCATGCTCGACGAGCCCGAAGAAGACAACCCCCAACAAGAAGACGACCAAACCGAAGACGAAAGCGAACTCATCTGATGAACCACATCATGCTCGACCTCGAAACCATGGGCACCGGCCCCAATGCGGCAATTGTTGCCATTGGCGCGGTGGAATTTGAGCTGACCAAAACCGGCGGCCAGCTGGGCGAATCCTTCTACCACTGCATCAGCCTCGAAAGCGCCATGGCCAGCGGTGGCCAGGCCGACGCCAGCACCGTGCTCTGGTGGCTGAAGCAAAGCGACGCCGCCCGCGCCATGTTTGCCCAGCCTTCCTTACACCACGGCGAGGCTTTGGGCGAATTCAGCGCATGGATGTTCAACCGTGGCGACCCCAAAAACCTGCGCGTGTGGGGTAACGGTGCCAGCTTCGACAACGTGATTTTGGCCAGCGCCTACCGCCGCACCGGGCTGAAACTGCCCTGGAACAGCTTTAACGACCGCTGCTACCGCACCGTCAAAAGCATGCACCCAGGCGCGCCCGCCATCCAGCGCACAGGCACCCACCACAACGCCCTTGACGATGCCGTCAACCAGGCCAACCACCTCATTGCCATGCTGGCACCTGCGGCAGCCTGACCACCACCGGAGAACTCACCATGTTTGGAATGCTTGAAGACCTGGCCAAAGCCGCCGTCGGCGTGGTCAAACTGCCGCTCGACGTCGCTGCCGACGCGCTCACCCTGGGCGGTGCGCTCACCGACAAAGACAAGCCCTACACCGCTGAAGGCGTCAGCGACGTGATGCAAAACCTAAAAAACGCCGTCGCCCCAAAGGATGGTGGCAAATGAGAAAAGGCAGTAACCCAAATCGTCAGTTTGCAAAACCAGCGCCGTCGCCAGTGCCGTCACCGCCCAAAAAAACAGCCGATGACTTTTTGGCTGATGTTGAAAAAGCATGGCCAGAAACACTTGCGCTCAACGCAGTGCGTGCCAAGTACGCCCGCGCCGAAATGAATGCTTACATGCAAGCCGGATTCACTGAAGACCAAGCGCTGCAACTGGTCTGCGCCCGCATCAAGCCCGTTTGACGCATGTCCGCCCGCGACCTCCCGCCCGACATCCTGGCCACCCTGTGGGCGCACCTGCCCACAGAACAGCGGGCCAGCATTCGCGCATCCGTCGCGCGCGGGCTTGACGCCCTCAAAACCCCCGAGCCCATCAGCCTGCCCGACTGGGCCAACAAACATTTCTACCTGTCCGCCGAAAGCAGCCAGGCCCAAAAGCGGTGGGAAAGCTACCCCTACCAGGTAGGCATGCTCCACGCCATGGGTGATGACCACATCGAGGAAGTCACCATTCGCAAGAGTGCCCGCGTGGGGTATACCAAAATGCTGCTGGCAGCCATTGCCTACTTTGCCCAGCACAAGCGCCGCAACCAATGCATCTGGCAACCCACCGACGCCGACAGCGACGAATTCTGCAAAGCCGAAGTCGAACCCATGCTGCGCGACGTCCGCGTCATGCAAAGCGTGCTCCCCAGCTTCATGCGCAAAAGCAAAGCCAACACGCTCAACATGAAAAAGTTTCTGGGCTCCATCCTGTTCATGAAAGGCGGCACCAGCTCAGGCAACTACCGCCGCATGACCCTGCAGGTTGCACTGCTCGACGAGTTCAGCGCCTTCGACCAAAAAATTGACAAATCCGCCGACCCCTGGACCCTCGCCCACAAACGCCTCGAAGGTGCAAACTACCCCAAACTCATCGCAGGCAGCACCCCCCGCGTCAAAGGCCTCGACCACATCGAACGGCGCGAAACCGCCGCCACCGCCCGCCTGCGCTACCACATCACCTGCCCACACTGCGGCGCAGACCACCCACTGCAACCCGGCCGCCTCGACGTAGCCGCCGCCAACGCAGGCAAACCCATTGTCAGCGGCTTCCAGTGGGATGCCGAAGACCCCGAAGGCACCATCCGCCACATCTGCCCACACTGCCGTGGCCACATCAACCAGGCCGAATACCTCCGCGCCTGGAAAACCGGCATCTGGACCAGCGACTGCGGCAACTACCACCTGCACACCGACGGCACCTGGACCGACGGCACCGGCTGCAAACTCACCCACCCACCCCGGCACGTCGCCTTCCACGTCTGGACCGCCTACAGCCCCCAAACCACCTGGGCCGTCATCGTCCGCGAATTTTTAGACGCCCAGCGCGTCATGCAAGCAGGTGACGCCGCCGCCATGGAAGGCTTTACCAACGAAACCCTGGGCGACACCTGGGAAGAAGAAGTCGAAAAAGCCGATAGCCACGAACTCCAACAACGCGCCGAAGCCTACCCCCTGCGCCGCGTGCCACCCGGCGGCCTCGACCTCACCGCCAGCGTTGACTGCCAAGAAGGCTGGTGGTACGTCAGCAAATGGGCATGGGGCAGGGGAGAAGAAAGCTGGCTCATCGACCGCCAGCGCATCGACGGCAACCTCGCCAGCATGGACGACTGGGAAAACCGCCTCTACCCCTACGTCATGAGCCCCGTCCACCACTGGTACGGCCAACCCATGCGCCCCCGCGCCATCGCCGTAGACACCGGCGGCCACTACACCCACCAGGCCTATAACTTTTGCCGCCTGCACATGGGGCACAAGTATTTCGCCATCAAAGGAGACAGCCAGGACGGCAAACCCGTCAAAGGCCGAAGCAGCAGCCAGGACGTCAACTACCGTGGCCGCATCCTCAAAGGCGGCGTCAAGCTCTGGCTGGTCGGCACCGACACCGCCAAAGACCTGTTTTTTGGGCGCCTCAAAGTGGACAAGCCCGGCCCCGGCTACGTGCATTTCAGCAAACACCTCAGCGCCGAATGGTTCAAAGGCCTCACCAGCGAAGTGCGCCGCC